AATAGTAAGATCACTAGCTTCAGTTCCAGCTTTATTGTTTCTACAAACCCAAATTAATTCTTTTATAGGATGATTAAATGTTAAATTATGAATATTTTGTAATTTTATTGGACCTAATTGTTGTACTTGTTCAATTAGATACTGATGTTTTTCAGTAGCAAATTTTTTTCTTTCGTCTTTATCTAAAAATATAAAGTCTACAAATAATTTAATCTTTGGAGCCTTATTAGGATTATTGGCTAATTGCGCATTACTATTAAACATTCCTGTCATTTTTCTGAAAGTAAAATGGAATTTTATATTATGATGTTGTAATGCTACTATAGGTAAAGCTAATCCTGGATTTCTATTAAACCAAAATTGTAATGGCACGTAACATATTAATTTATCATTATTTATTATATATCTTCTTTGTTGAAGAACATTTGGATTTTCTAAATTTTTTATACTTTCATAATAAGCTTTTTTAGCATTATGCTTATTTACAATAATATGTTGTTTTTGTGTAGCATCTGATAATTCATTCCAAACAGTAAACCATTCACTATAATGTCTATCAATTATTTGATCACCTATAGATATTGATGCCTCTTTTATATAAGCCCATCCTGTCTCATTTGTAAAAGATAAATAACTTGTATCAAGATTTTTTGCAGCATTTGTTAATTCTACTCCTGCTTCAAATTCTATTTGAACAAACACTTGATGAATTAAATCACCAGAATGTGAATTAATAGTAACTATACATTTACTTTCATCAACAGTATTAATATTATCAAGTGTATGTTCTACAGATTCTATTGCAAAATTAGAATATCTTTTATATACATATTTAAAAAAAGTTATTTGAGGATTACCAGTTAGATATACATCTTGTTTTCCATAAGCTGCTAATTGCATTGAACCTCCACCCATTGTTACTTTCTATTATTGTATTAAAATATTATTTAAATATTTATTTAAATAATCTATTTAAATATTTTAATATTTTATATATTTAATTAAATTAATAAATATGGAAGAAGGTTGCACAATTGATGCAAAATTTAGAAATGTTGATATTGAAAATGTTTTAACTGCTGGTAGTTTCACAATTAGTGACGATATTGCTTTCGAAAATGTTAATGTACAAAATGATTTAACTGTTGCAAATGATGCTACTATATTATCATCTTTAACTGTTAGTAAAAATAGTACTACATTATTATCTGTTACTCAATCAAATACTAATATTACAAATTCTTTAAATGTAACTGGACCACTTACTTCAAGTAATTTACAAGTTAAAGATAATCTTATTAAAACTCATACTATTAATAATCAAGATAGAGTTAGTTTTAATCTTACTGGTGATCCTGATGAATTAGTTGATATAAATGGAAATGTTAAAATTAGAGGTACATTAACTGTTGAAGGTGCACAAACTTCTAATCAACAAATTAGTAGTACTAGTAATTCTCCATTACTTGAATTAGCATCTGGTTTTACAGGTACTCCATCAAATGATGGTGGATTAATAATTATTAGAGGTAATGAAGAAAATGCTTTCATTGGTATTGATGAAAGTCTACAAAAATTTACAATGGGTACAGGACAATTTACTTCAAGTAATACAGGAAATTTATCTATTGCACCAGGTATATTAGTAATGAATACATTTGAGGGTAATTTAAAAGGTAATGTTACAGGTAATGTTATAGGTAACGTTACAGGTAACTCAGATACAGTTACAAATGGTATATACACAACATCAAGTGTTACAGAATTAAGTGATATTTCTAGTTCTGGTTCAGGATCTATTATATCAGATACAGAGAGAACTAAATTAAATAATATAGAAGAAAATGCTGATGTTACTGATAGCGATAATGTTTATTCTGCAGGTGCTGTAATGACTACTGGGAATTATTCACAAACTATTACAGGTACTAAAACATTTTCAGATACTATTACTGGTAGTATCACTGGAAATGCAGGAAGTGTTACAAATGGCGTTTATACATCAGGTGATCAAACTATAAATGGTATTAAAACATTTACACAAACAATACAAGGTAATATTAGTGGTAACTCTGCGACTTCTTCAGGTATTGTTGGGACTTTATCTATTACTCAAGGTGGTACTGGTGCAACTTCTTTAAATAACTTAATTATTTTAGGTACACATACTAATGGTAACTATGTATCTACTATTACTGCTGGAAATGATCTATCTACAACTGGTACTAATATTGAAAATTCAAATCATACTATATCTTTAAATAGTAATATTTCATCAGTTGAAACTATTTATAATTCTAATTTAATTATAGGAAATAATAGTAATAATAATATAAATTTCTCTACAAATGAAATTAACTTTAAAATATCAAATATAAATCAATTAAAAATAATTGATGGTTCTATTATTCCTATTGTTACAAATGATATTGATATAGGTAGTTCTACATTAAAATATAAAAATGCATATTTTGACGGTATTATTTATGGTGATGTAACTGGTAATGTAACAGGTAATGTAACAGGTGATATAACTGGTAATGTAACAGGTAATCTAACAGGTAATGCAGATACAGTTACAAATGGTATATATACAACATCAAGTGTTACAGAATTAAGTGATATTTCTAGTTCTGGTTCAGGATCTATTATAACAAATACAGAAAGAACTAAATTAAATGGCATAGAAGAAAATGCGGATGTAACTGATAGTACTAATGTTTATAATGCAGGTGCTGTAATGACTACTGGGAATTATTCACAAACTATTACAGGTACTAAAACATTTTCAAATACTATTATTGGAGATTTAACAGGAAATGTTACTGGAGATTTAACAGGAAATATTACTGGTAATGTTACTGGAGATTTAACTGGAAATGTTACTGGAGATTTAACTGGTAATGTTACTATAAATAATGGAAATACATTAGATGTTTCTAATGGAACATTAACATTAGCAAATGATCAAATAAGTGGAGATAAAATTGAAGGTGGTACAATTAATAATATTACAGTTAATAATTTAACAACATCATTATTATCAGTTGATAATTTAAATTTTGATGTAAATACTATATCAAGTACAAATTCAAATGGAAATATAACATTAGATCCTAATGGTACTGGTAATACAATTATTGATAGTAATGTAGGAATAGGAACAACAAATCCAAGCGCTAAATTACATATTCATAGTAATGGGGAAGCATTAAGATTACAAGGTTCATCTACTGGATCAGATAATGATGAACATACTTATATGTCATTCTATCCAGTTGATAATACTAATAGATATGGGTATATTGGATATACAACAAGTGGTACTGAAGATTTAAATATTTGGAATCAAAGAAATGGAAACTTAAAGTTTTCAACTAATAATACAGAAAGAATGAGAATATCAAATTCAGGATTTATTGGAATAGGAACAGATGATCCAAATGTACCTTTAAAAATTGTTAACTCTATTGACGGTGATACAATACAAATTGTAAATTCAAATACAAGTGGTACTGGTAAAAGTTCAATATTTTTTGGTCCAGAGGGTAATTTTTGGGAATTAGGAGCAAGAAATAGTAATAGTGGCGATTTAACAAATAAATTCTATTTATATGATCGTACTAATTCAGAAGTAAGATTAGTAGTAGATCCATCAGGAAATGTCGGAATAGGGACAACAAGTCCAAGTGCCAAATTACATATTAGAAGTAATACAACAGGTCAGAATAGTTTATTAATATTAGAAAACAATACTACAACTTGGGGTGGAAATAATGATGGAGCATCAATTGAATTTAGAACAGATGAGAATGGAAATAAAATATCACAAGCAAAAATTTTAATAGCAGATCCAACACCTAATAGTAGTGAAGATGCTGATTTAGTATTTCAAACAAGAGGAACTGGATCAGTAACAGAAAAAATGAGAATATCATATTTAGGCAATGTAGGAATAGGGACGACAAATCCAACGGAAAAATTAACTGTGCATGGGACTGACACAAATCTTATACCTTGTTTGGGTTTAAAAAATGGTATGGCGGGAGGAGATAATTCAACATATGGAGCCCAAATTGCGTTTGGGTGGAATGGGACTAACAACTATCAACATTTTATTTCAACAAGACATTATGGAGGTCAAGTTCCAGGAAATAGAATGGATTTTTATACATGCGATGGAACACAAGCAAATACTATTACAAATGGATCTAATTTGGTAATGAGTCTTAACGGAAGGAATGTAGGAATAGGGACAGATAATCCAACTTCAGCATTACATGTAGTTGGACCAATAAATGAAAGAGAAGCTCCTGTGGGAGTACATATAGGAACACACGCTAATACTTATTCTGCAATTGAATTAATTTCTTATAGTAACCATAGTGGTTGGATTGATTTTTATAATACTAGTACAGGTGATTCTAATACTGATTTTTCAGAACGTATTAGAGGAGGCGTAGGACAATTAGAATTTTACACAAATGAGGCTACCACCCAAAGAATGACAATAGATTCATCAGGTAATGTAGGAATAGGAACAACAGATCCTTCTTATAATTTAGATTTATATCATGGTAATTTGAGATTATTACATAGACATGATTCAAGTGTATATAATAATTTTTTAACTTTCGAAAGAGCAAGTGATGATTGTAGAATTAATCATTATTGTAATAATGAAGTTTCCGCACAAATAGATTTTAATGGTTGGTCTACATCTGCACAAAGTACGATTCAGTTTTCTACAAAAGAAAGTAGTGGTTCTTTAACAAATAGAATGACAATTAATTATAATGGATTTGTAGGAATAAATACTAGTAATCCAAGTATGAGGTTAGATGTTAGAGGAGGAATTTATGTAAATGGAAATGGTCAAAATTCCTATCAAGGTTTTACAGTTAATAATTCAAATTCTGGTGTTAAAATAGGGAATTGGTTAAATGATATACATTCGAGTTGGTTATATTGGTATTATGGTAGTAATGTAAGTGTACGTTTTTCAAATGATACTAATTTACATACTTTATCATTTACTGGTCAACATATATGTATTTTAAATAAAAATGTAGATGAAAATAGTATTGGATTAATTGTTTCATCTTCTGGAAAATATATTAATTTAGATAATTCAATAGAAACCACAATTAATGAATGTTTACCAATTTGTAACATTACAAAAATAGATAATGATATTAAAGTATTTGGTGTAATATCTGACAAAGAAGATACAGATGATAATAGATATCATGGAATCAAAATAGAAAGTGTTATTAATAAAACCAATAAGAACGAACAAAGAATATATATTAACTCTTTAGGTGAAGGAGCTGTTTGGGTTTGTAATAAAAATGGTAATTTAGTAAATGGAGATTATATATCTTCTTCATCTGTTGCAGGATATGGTATGAGACAAAATACTAATAAATTATTAAATTCAACAGTTGCTAAAATTACTTGTGATTGTGATTTTAGTTTAACTAAAATTGTAAAACAAAAATTAAATGTAATAACTACTACAGAACCATATGAAGAAAATGTATTTGAAGAAATTGAAAAAACTAATACTGAAAATGTAATAGAATATGATGAAGAATTATCTAGATATGTGCAAAAAGAAGTCACAACTACAAAAACTGAAAAAGAACAAGTATATGATACTGTTGATCTATATAATGAAGATGGAGAAGTTATAGGAACACATCAAGTTGAACGTAAAATTACAAAGACTAAAACAGTAACAGAAATCAACTATGATGAAAATGGAAATGTACAATATGAAGATGATTTAGATGAAAATGGAAATCAACAAATGATATATCCTTTTGATACTAGATTTTTATTACCAGATGGAACTCAAATAAATGAAATAGAATACAATAATAAAAAATCTTTAGGAGAAATAGTATATTTAGCTTGTTTTGTTGGCTGTACCTATCATTGTGGATAAATTAAATAGGTTTAAAAATAATATTTTTAATAAATATTTATATTATAATTATGAATATAAATACTAATGATAAAATTAGAATCAAATATAATGATAATGAATTAGTTTTTGTAGGATTAGAAAATGCATTAAAAGATTTTAATGAAGAAAATTTAAATAAAATTATACATAATGTTTTTGCAATTATTGAAAAGGATAAAATGAAAACTGAAGAGTATCATGATATATGGAAATCTCAAATGGATCTTTTAAAGCAAGATTATAGTTTTAATGTTCAAGAAGGCCATATTATATTTAGATTAGGTTTTTCTTCAGTTCATCGAAAAAATGTTCAATTAATGAATATATTAGATGAATATATTGATTATGTTTTAAAAAAAAATTTAGAAAGTAAAGCTGGTTTTAAAACACCTGCTGTAAAAAAAAATAAAAATTTTAAATGTTTAGAACAAAAAGGTGGGATTAATGAAAGTGTAGTGGATTCATTAATGTCAAAAGAACATAATATAAATAATATACTAACACAAATAGGAAATAATAGACAAGATTCACCAATAAAATTTTAAGTTTTTATTTTTAAATTTTTTATATTAATATAATATAAAAATGGACAATTCACAACAAAATAAAGTAGTTGAAGAACCAGTTGAAGAGGTTGCTGAAGAACCAGTAGAAGAACCAGTTGAAGAGGTTGCTGAAGAACCAGTTGAAGAACCAGTTGAAGAACCAGTTGAAGAGGTTGCTGAAGAACCAGTAGAAGAACCAGTTGAAGAGGTTGCTGAGGAACCAGTTGAAGAACCAGTTGAAGAACCAGTTGAAGAGGTTGCTGAAGAACCAGTAGAAGAACCAGTTGAAGAAGTTGATGAAGAGGTTGCTGAAGAACCTATTGAAGAGGTTGCTGAAGAGGTTACAGAGAAATCTGCTGAAGAGGTTACAGAGAAACCTGCTGAAGAAGAACAAGCTGTTAAACCAGCTGTAGAACAAAAATTAACTGGAAAATGTAAATATAATTATAGAAATATTCATTGTGATGATTGTCCATTTTGTGAACATTATAGAAACTGTTTAGATTGTCAAAAATTAGTACTCTAATTTATATTTATAATAAATTTAGAAAAATCATCATCTTTTAATTTTTTTGTACTTTCTTTATAAAAATCTATCATCTTATTTATATCCAATTTATAATTTATATTTTCATAATCTAAATATTTTTTATTATAATTTATATATCCATATATATCTTTTATATTTATCATATTAAAATCAATATATTTATTATTTTTAAAACAAATACATGAATGATTTAAAAATATATTTTTTGATCCTAATGTATTATATATAAAATTTATATGAGTTTTATGATAATCTTGAGAATAATATAAAGTAAATAAACTAATTATATTACTAAATATATTATAGATGTTATTATCTTTTATTTTAATTATAAACATATCATCTGTTTCTGATTCTTTTTCCCAATTAATTGGCATATAAATATCTGTCTGATTATTCTCATCCTCATCATTACATCCTATCACATATCTTATATTTATATTACTAAAAATATTAAATTTATCTTTCTTATCCTCATTAACTTCTTCTATATCTATTACATCATATTCTTCATCATTCTTACCATTTTCATCATTTACAATATTCTTATTTTCATTAAAAATTATATTTCTTTTAAATAATTCATTTTTTTCAAATGCTAATCTATATTCTATATTCAAATCCTTATAATATGGATTATTACATTCATTCATTTTTTCTTCATAATTTGAAGATAAATATACATCCTTATTTATTTCCTCTTTATATAACATTGTTTCATCTAAATTAAAATTTAATAAATTCTTAAAACTACATTCTAATGGCTTTATATTAAATTTATTCTTCTTTGAATTAAATAAATAATTTGAAAATTTATGAACAAATATACCTGTTGTTATTAAAAATAACAAACTTATTTCTGGTATATCATTATCTGATTTTACATGAAAACTTTTTGATATCATCTATATGTTTTTATAACATATTATCATATTATTTTTAAATACTATTCATTTCATATGATCCTAGAGGGGGTCGAACCCTCGACCTTGGCGTAACATAAGTACTGATTATAAGCACCACGCTCTAACCAACTGAGCTATAGGATCTTATGGAATGATAACAAAAATTAAATTATTATCATGTGAGCATTTTTTACTCACATATTATTATATATATATTATCTTTAAATACTTTTTAAAAATAATATTGGAATAATGCACCCCCTGTGGGGATCGAACCCACAACCTCAAGATTAGAAGTCTCACGCGCTACCAATTGCGCCAAGAGGGCATTATCCAATATTATTCACAAAAATAATTATTTTATCTTAAAAATAATTCATATATTCTCGCAAACCGGATTCGAACCAGTGACCGATGGAGTTCTGATATAATCCTACTACAATCCATTGCTCTACCACTGAGCTATCGCGAGAATCTATGAATTATTGCCAAAAATGACAACATAATACGCTTCCTACCGGGATCGAACCGGTGGCCTTTCGATTAACAGTCGAATGCTCTAACCAACTGAGCTAAGGAAGCGGATGCATCTTTTATACATACTTTATATATAGATTTTTATCTTTAAATAATTTTTTTTAAATTTAAAATTAAAATTATTTTAAATTTATTATTATTAATAATGTCCCTTTCTATTAATTATAATCCTAATATATCTTTACATGGAGAATCCTCTGTTTCTACCTCTAAATCTATTATTAATTGGGTTAACTCTTATTCACCTATTTCTATTAGTGGTATATCCACATTTAACAATGATATTATTACTAATAAAAATTTAATTTGCAACAACAATGTTTTTCTTAATAACAATACCACAATTGGTAATAATAATAATGATAGTTTATTGGTTAAGAGCAATATTTACATATATAGTAATATTTTTAATAATGTATCTTTTCAAGATAATGTTACTATTCGAGGTAATCTAAATGTTGAAGGTACTACTAGTTCAGGCAGTACTACTACTAGTAGTCAAGTTAGTGCTCCATTAACTGGTCTTAGTGTAAATACTACTTCTAATCCTGTAAATGATTCTGGTATTATTATTACCAGAGGAACACAACCTAATGCATTTTTTGGTTTTGATGAAAGTACTGATAAATTCTCTTTAGGTTTTGTTGGTAGTACTTCTGCATCATATGTTGGTGATTTAAATATAACGCTTGGTGATTTATCAATTAGTTCTATACATGCTACTAATTCAATTAATTGTAATACATTAACTGCTTCTACATCTATTAACGGTACAATTATTACACCTTCACAAACTAATATTACAAGCGTTGGTACATTAAATGGTGGTCAAATTTCTTCAGATTTTGGTAATATTAATAATGGATCATCAAGTATTACAACATTAGGTACTCTTACAGGTGGTAACATTATATGTAATAATCTATTAACTGTTACAGATATTAATGCATCTGGTACTATTACTGGAAATTTAACTGGTAATGTTACTGGAGATTTAACTGGTAATGTCGATGGTACTTTAGATAATTACGATTCATCACGTTTTTTTAGAAGAGAAGGAAGAACAAATGCAAGTGTTGGCCCAGGATGGATTTCTGTTGCTACTTGTACTAGTCTAAGATATGCTGGTGAAATATTAGTTACTGATGATGATATAGTTGATCATAGTTATATTAGAATACATTGGATGAGAAGTCATGCAGATAGTAATTTTACAGTAATTAATTGTGGAGGTCATAATAATAGAATTACAGGTGCTAGAGTTTTATATGAACCTTCAAATGACATTTATGGTATAAAAATATTACAAGTATATGTAACTGTGACATCTGATTATTCAGTTTCTATATTCAGAATGGGTGATGACCCTAATTATGGAACATTTACAGCACTAACACCTGTAGTAGAAGATACTAAAACTGGTTATGCAATTCATGGAAATGAATTAACAGGTTTAAGTACATATGGTTTTGCACATGAAGAAGGAATATTAGCAGGTGGAAATATGCAAGTGAATGGTAATTTAAATTTAAATGGTAATTTAAAATATAAAAATAATAACATAATACAAATAGTTGAGATCGAAGCATTTCAATCTGCTTTTAACTTTGGGGATAGTGATAATAATCAATCATTTGATATTACAAATGGAGACACAACAAATCGATCCAAAATAGAAAATGCTAGATATTTATTATGCGAAGTATTCTTACATAGTGGAGATGATGACCATTTTGTAACTACTTTTGCGAGAAGTAGTATAACACCGAACTTAATAAGTTGGGCGTCGAGCACAGCTTCTCAAACCAGCACTGCTACACAAACTTTTGATAATCGTCTTGTTAGAAATGATATTGTATTCTTACAACATGATGGTGAACTTTCTAATTATAATCCTGAATATGGTATTTGGTATTCTAGTATATTATTACCTTGTAGTAATTATACAGTTTATATGGATAGAAATGGTTCAAGTTCTGGTACTCCAAATATTGTTACTTTCATTGTAAAAGGTTATAGTATTTAAATATAAATTAATATTAATTAATATTATTATTATATTAATTAATATTAATATTATATTATGAGTTATTTAAATATAAATTAATATTAATTAATATTATTATTATATTAATTAATATTAATATTATATTATGAGTTATTTAAATAGTTTATCAATATATAATATTATCTTAATTGAAAATTATTCAAAATATAAATGGTCTATTTCAGGTAATTCTTACGAAGAAATAAAATGGGATAGTAATAATAGTATTCCTAAACCTACAAAAGATGAATTAAATATATTATTTAATCAAATGAAACAAAAAAAACCTTTAAAGAGATTAAGACAAGAAAGAAATAAAAAATTAGATAAAACTGATAAATATTTAACATCTGATTTTGTTTATCCTTCTGGTGTTACAAAGCAAGATTGGTTAGATTACCGTCAAGCACTTAGAGATCTTCCTAGTAATTCACAACCAGAAATTGATGAAAATGGAAATTTAATAAATGTTGAATGGCCTACACCTCCTCAATAATAGTAAAATTTTAATTTATTATATTTACAAAAATAATTTATTTTTATATTTTCACATTTTCCATACATGTGTTATTTTATTTGCTAAGTTTTTCATTTGACTAAATAATGTTGGTGCTATTATTAATACTGCAAATTTATCTGGACTCTTTTCTATTTTAAACATTGATTTCATTATATGTTCTGTATATTCTCTCATTATATATGTTGCTACACCTACTAATGCTATTTGTATGTATATCTCTAATAATAATTTACTTTTTGTTTTTGTTTCATCATGTTTTGGTAATGAATTATCCAATAATTTACCTATTGTTACACCTAATGTAACAAATATTATTGAATATATTCCTATCCACATCGCATATTTCCAATATATTATTTTCTTATCAAACATCTTTTTAATATAGTAAAAATATAATTATTTTAATATAAAATAAATATCAAATTTTTTATTGAACACATAAATTTTAGTTAAATTTAAATTTTTCTTTTTTTGTGTAAAAAATATTTTTTTTGTGTGAAAAAAAATTTTAAAAATGTGTAAAAATATAGAAATTTAAATTTAACTAATTTTTTTTATTTTAATAACTTTTTTGTTATTTTTTATCATTGATATATAAATTTATATAAATTTATATAATTTATATAAAATTGTATATTTTTATTAAAAAAGTTATCATACTTTTTATCGAAGATATAAATTTTAGTTAAATTTAAATTTTCACAAAAATATAAAAAAATAAATTTATTTTTGTGTGAAAAAAATTTTAAAAATGTGTAAAAATATAGAAATTTAAATTTAACTAATTTTAAATTTGTTTAATTTTTTTGTTTATTTTATTTAATAATTAATAATGAATGAAAAAGAAGTTTTTATTGATGGTATGTCTGATTTAGTCAAATTTGTTTTCTCAGATAATTATGATAATAATAAAATGATTATACAATCTACTGATTTTAATAATACTAGAGATCTATATTTCTTTTGCATTGAACTTACCATTAAAGGTATTGCTAAATTATTTGGAAATGATAATGAAACTGTTGATATCTCCTTACTATCAATTGATGATATCAATATAATTAAACAAAAATTATCTAATGCAGCAATAGAATTAATATTGGATATAATACCATTAGAAGAAGGTTTTTATAATGATAATGAGAATAGCGATATAATATATGATATTCCACATAATGATTTAGAAAATAATTATAAATTAGAAGATTATTCACTAATTATAAGAAAAAAAGAATTTTTTTATTCTATCAAATTTAAAATTATTGATTTTATTTAACTATATATGCTATTTAATTGCTGTGTAACTTTTATAAAAGAAACTTTATCATATAATTCAATTAATTTTTTAGCTCCAACATAAGTACAAGTAGATCTGATACCACCTAAAATATCTTTAATAGTATTTTCAACAGATCCTTTATATTTTATAAGGACTTCTTTTCCTTCACTAGTTCTATAATTGGCAACAGAACCAGAATGCTTTTCCATAGCTTTTTTACTGGACATACCATAAAATAATTTATATTTTTCACCATTTTTTTCAACTATTTCACCACCACTCTCTTCATGACCTGAAAACATTCCTCCACTCATTACAAAATCTGCTCCACCTCCAAATGCCTTACTAAAATCACCTGGGCATGTACATCCACCATCTGATATTATTCGTCCTCCTTTTTTCCTTATTCTTGATTCACATTCTAATATACAGCTCATTTGTGGATATCCTATTCCTGTCTTCTTTCTTGTTGTACATACACTCCCTGGCCCTATCCCTATTTTTACTATATCTGCACCATTATTTATTAATTCTTCTGTTAAATCCGCTGTAACTACATTTCCTGCTATTATTATCTTATCTTTATGTTCCTCTCTTACTCTCTTTATAAATTTTATAAAATGTTCTGAATAACCATTTGCTATATCTATCATAATAAACTTGATTTTATTATACTCTTTTAAAATTTCTTTCAAATTATTATAATCTTTATCGCTAGTACCAATACTAATACATATATAATCATAAATACTATCATCTTTATTAATTAGAAAGTTTTTCCATTGATCTTTAGTATAATACTTGTGTAAACAAGTAATAACTTTATGCTTGCTAAGAGATTCAGCCATTTCAAAAGTACCTGTGGTATCCATATTTGCAACCATAATAGGAACTCCTTTCCATTTTAAAGGAGAATGTAGAAAAGTATATTCTACCTCTAAATTTACTTCACTTCTACTATTTAAAGAAGATTTTTGTGGTAATATAAGTACATTATTAAAATCTAATTTGGTATCAAATGAAACTTTATTCATTTTAATTATAAATTAAAATTATTTATTTAAATCAATTTTTAACAATTAACTGATCCTAAGAAAAACTTAAATAAATTTATTTTATTTCCTAATTTATTTTTTGTAGTATAATAATTGTAGCTAAAAAATATTATTATTAAGACTATTAAAATATATACTAAATACTTTATGTTTCTGTTTATAGTTTCTATTTGTTCTTCATTTTTAATTTCTTCATTTTGGTAATAAGTTTTATATGTTGATAATAAGTGTATAATAAATATTAATGAAAATACAATAATAGTACCTATAGGATTTAGTCTCATAATAATAATAAAAAATATATAGAAAACAAAAATTCTATAAAGTTTACTTGTAGGATGTAAAGTAATATCAATTAACTCACTATATTCATTTAAGAAATAGAATCCAATAAATATTAATATATGCTTAGCAATCATATTTTCTTCTAAAAATTTTTCATAACTACAATTAACAATATTTTTAATATTGTGAAGACTAAGTAATAAAATTAAAATAAAAACACTATTTATTAACTTTACAGTACTAACAGAATCTTCAATATATTTCATTTATTTTTTATAAAGAATTTTTTAATTTTTTTATATTTAATTAAATTTATATTATGAAGCAAACTAATTTAGATAATTTTTTTAATTTTAAAAATAAAGATAAAAATAATATTATTAATAATTCTATGAAAAAACATAGTATTTTTACATCAACACCTAATAATTCTCCAATAAATACTAATATATTAAATTTTTCAAATAATGTAGTAGATAATAAGATATCATTAAACAATAATTATTATTTATTAAGATTTGATGGTGCATCTAAAGGAAATCCTGGTAAGGCAGGTTCAGGAGCAGTATTATATGATAGTATAGGTAATGAAGTATTTACAATATCAAGAAATTTAGGTATTCAAACAAATAATTATGCAGAATATTTTGGTTTATTAATAGGATTGCAAGAAGCTTCAAAAAGAGACATAAAATATATTCATGTGGAAGGTGATAGTCAATTAGTAATTAATCAATTAACAGGTAAATATAGAATAAAAAATGAGAAACTTAAAATATTATATTTAGCTTTACAGCCAATAATATCTGGATTTACAGATATAAAATTCAAACACATATATAGAAATAAAAATTCAAGAGCAGATGAATTAGCAAATAAAGCTATAAATAGCTTAAACTAAATAGTCATATTTAAATCTCTAAAACCTATATTTGAATTAAAAGGATCTTTAATTGGATTAAAAACATTAACCGGTTTTCTATTTTCTATTTGTTTTTTATTTTCTACTTGTTTTCTAACAGTATTTATATGTAATTTTTTTGAACATTCTCCAAATTTATTTCTTTCAAACAATAATCTATCTTGTAGAATAGACATCTCATTTTCTAAATTAGAAACATGTTTATTATATAATTTTTTATATTTAGTATTTGCTTTATCTATTATATTAAATCTTATTCCTGGTAATAAATTATCATTACCTATTAATTGTTCTAATGTTTTTAATTCTAATATTTCATTATCCCAAAATTCTAATTCGTATTTTTTTGTATAATTCTTTATATTTATATTTTCATTATTAAATGAAATACCAATATGTCCAAATTTATTTGATATTTTAGTCATTTTATGTACTAAACTTGTATGATGAGTATTGACACTAATTTCATGTGAGATTTTAAGAGATCCCATAAGTCTATTTTGTAATATTTTTTTTAGTAAATCATTTTTTTTATAGAATTCGTATGAATACATGCTATTACTATCTAATATGTCTTTTACTACTTCTTCAATATTAAATTTAGTATAATTATACCAGTCAGTTCTCATATCACAACAATTAAAATAAGGAAGTGAACCATTATTTTGGAATTCTTTTTCACCTTGTAATCCAATAGATTCTTTATTTTCATTAATATTTGCATATTTTATCTCAAAATTATTATTCTCTATACCTAAATCTAATGTATTATCAATTTTACTAAATTTTCTTATATTATTTGTATAACACCATGACATTACTTTCAATCCAAATTTACTAAATAAATATACAAATGTATCATAATTATAATTTTCTGAATTTTGTATAAATTCATTATATGAATAATATTTTATATGACTCGTATCATAATTTATTAATTTAAAATATAATTCATTATATGATGGTTCTAACATATTATCAAAAGTTATAGTTATTTCTTTATCATCATTATTTATATTTTTTAATTCCTCATCATTGTAATAATAATATGCTATATTTCTTTTATTAAGTTTTTTTTGTGAATTTTTAAATTCTTTAAATCTTTTCATTGGGACCCAGCTTGATTTTATACTTTTCACTATTTTATTTTTATCAAAAAAAATTACTGTATTCTCACATGTAAATGCTTTAGTTCTTGTTACTATAGATGAATTTAATAGTTCATTTAATAAATATCCCATTTTTATCTTTTATTTATATTTTAAATCATTTATTTTTTTACTTAAAATTAAATTAATTATTTTTATTATCATTCTTATTATTATCATTATTATTATCATTATTATTATCATTATTATTATCATTATTATTATCATTATTATTATCATTTTTATGATCATTTTTATCATTTTTAATATCTAAATTATTTTTTGGTGTTTTTTTTTTATAAATTTCTTCAAGTTGATCAATACAAGGTATTTGATCAGGAAGATTAGATCTAGAAACTGAATTAACATTAGCATATTTAGTTTTTTGATCTAATTTAAATTCTTTAATTTTTCCATTTTTAATAACGAAATAATTATTGCAGATTTTCATTTTTATGTTATTTAAAAGGAAAAAATGAATAATTCAAATTTTATAAATTATTATTAAATATCTAATATTATTATTTTTTATATTTTTTTAATCCAGGAAAACTATATCTATATTTCCATAATTTATCTAAATTTCTCTTTTGAAACTCCTCATACAGTTTATCCCATTCTTCACTCCAATCTCCTTTTTTATAATCACTCATTTTTATTAAATAATTTGATGAGCTCACATATGGTTTTCTCATTGTCTTAGTAGTTACAAAAAATACCATATCATATACATTTTGATTCATTACCCAATCGTAGCTATCTATACTAAATTCCATAAACCATTTATATCCATCTTCCGGTTTTAACCCTATTAAACTCATATAATTACCCATAACCATTAATCTCTCTATATGATGTAGGTAACCAGTATCAAATGCTTTCTTTATAGTATCATCTATTATTTCTATACCCCTATTTCCTGTATACCAGCTCTTATTTATTCTCTCTTTACTCTCTAAATATGGCGTTTTTAATTCTTTTTTATAATCTATTGTTTTATAACAATATAACTGATATTCTCTCCAAAATAATTGTCTAATGAAACCTTCATAACTATTTAAAGGAATTTTATTTTTATATTTTTGAATTTCGTTAATAATATCAATAGGATTTAAAAGACCTATATTAATAGATGATGATAATATTGAATGAAATAGAAATGATTCATCTTTTTTAATAAAATCTTGATAATCTCCAAATTTATCAAATTTATTTTTAATAAATGAAGTTAAAAATTTTTTAGCAGTTTTATGAGTAATAGGATAAACAAAATTATTGGTATTACCGTAATTACTATTAAATTCTTTATTAATTCTATTTATATTTAATTTAATAAGATCTAAATCAAGTCTAGATAATGATTCTAATTTAGGTATAATAGTATCTTTAGGCATTCTATTTCTATTATCTTTATCTTGTGATTTAACATTTTCTAAAATTTTTAATTCTTTTTTTGACCACATATAGAAATTATTAAAAATGTATTTATCTGTTTTTCTCATATATTTCTCTCTTAATTGATTTGTTAGTAAATAATTCGGATTCTCGTATTCTTTTATCCCTTTTATATCATTCAAATTATCTGCACTATTAAACATTTCATAATTATTTATTGTTAATTTCTTGTTATATTTTATATATTTAACTTCATATTTATGATGCTTTAAATAAACTTTATAATTTAACATTGATGAAAAATGTAATAATAGTTTCTTTTTGTTAAAATTTAAACTTGTAAAATAATGAGGATGCTCATATAATATTATTTTATAATCCTTTGGTGTTATATTTATTTTCTTTAAATATGATATATCAAATAATTGATTAGGTAAAATTAGAAAATTTTTCATTATTATTTAGTTAGTTTATTTAGTAATATAAATTTATTTCAAATTTTATTTTGTGAATATTAATATATTTATAAAAAAATATAAAATATTATTTAAATTTAAAATGAGTAGCTTTGCTGGATTTTATAAATTTAGAACTTATAATCAAAATGAAATTCAGAAAATAAAAAAATTATTTAAATATTTAAAATTCTATCAGCATCAAAGTGATTTAGATAAAACCATTTATATGCGTAGACGTGTTAAGGACTCCCCTATTCCAAATGCTATTAAAAATGTTGCATCCAAATACATTAATATTTATAACACTAACCATAATGGTCTTTTTTATATTTATTATAAAGATCAAACCAATAATTATAATTATAAAAGAAGTATAAAAAATTTAGAAAATATAAATAATAATACAAATCAATCATTAGTTAATTCAAAATATAAAAGAATTTATGGTAACGAATATAATATCAGTGGATTATATTTAGCGTTTAACAAAATTATGTACAGTTATATTGAATCTGAAATTATTAAAAAAAATATTAAAGAACTTAACTATTTTACCAAATATACACAATTTGAAAATATTGTTCAAAAATTTAGAGAATTAAATAATAATATTGATATTAATAAAATATTTAATAATAAAAAAAACATATATCATAACTATAATGATTTTACAAAATATGTAATTAATAATAATAAATTAATAGTAATTAATGATTTTTTAAAAGATGATAAATTAAATTTTAATTTGAATTATTTAGAATATTTTCATTATAATACTGATAACTTTGAAAATTTATCACAAAGTTTAATAGATGAAATAAATAGATATGATAGAATTTCAGAAGAAATTAAAGATAATCAAGAAATTATATATGATTATGAAGATCATATCCAAATAACTGATCCATATACAGATGAATTTGATCAACTTAATAATGAAATGTATGATATTGTTGATACAAATTCTAATCTTAAAAATCAACTTAATGATATACAAAAAAATATTATTAAACAAAAAAATATTATTAAATATTTATATTATAATTTTAAAGAATTAACATTATATTCTGATATACTTGTTAAATTTTTTATTTATGATAATAATAAAAGAGATAAAATATTAAATTTAAAATCTAAAGAAAAAACTTTAGAATTAATTAAAAATTTACCATTGAAATTAATATTTATTTATGATATAAAACAAGATTTATATGAAAATAAATTAATAAAAAATGAAATAAAAATATCAGAATCATTTCAGAATTGTATAATAGAAATGCCAAATAAAAAATTATTATCATTTGATACATTTAAATCATTATTTTATACAAATGATGATTATACAGATAAGATTTATATACCTCATATTTCTGCAGATTCAATTGATAATAAAACATCAAAAAATAAAATAGACTTAAAGAAAATCTATAAAATGAATGATAAAAATTATTCAAATTATCCATTTTCGCAAATGAGATATATAATTAATGATCAAAATAAATATTCGAATGAGTTTTCGGAACATTACGATAATAGTAATTTTGAGATAGGATATAATTTAAGTATATTAAATAATATGAATGTGAATAAGAGAAGTAGAGTTAATAGTAATATAAATAATACAAATAATGTAAGATCAAGTAAAAAAAGATAAAATAAATTTAAAATAATATAATAAATAAATGCCAAATAAAATAATTCCTAAAGTTATTACATTTGAGAAAGAAATAACAGATAAATATCCTGAATTTAAACCTAATTTAACACCAAAACAAATATTTTTATTAGGCTCATTTCATGACCAAGGTGGTTATTTTAGAAATATAAAATCAATATATTATGATAAAAAATTAGTAAATACATGGAAAAAATATATAGCGAAAGGTAAATGTTTAGAAGGGGTAGATATAGATTTATTAGTAACACCTGAAAAATTTAAAACACAAAAATCTAAAAATGAATTAAATAAATATAAAAAGAAAGCTGGATTATCTCTTAAGGAATGGCATGATTTTGGATGGATTCATAAGCAAGACCCTTATGGATGGATTCAATGGTATTGTGAATTCTATGATGGCCGTAGATCACCTGATGATAATAGACAAATCAATCGATGGATTAAATTTGCTGGTGAAACACAAGGTAGATGGAATAAAAATTTAATGAATAAAATTATTAAATCTGATACCACATTCGATGATTTCACTATTTCTCCTATTATTAGACAATCTTTACAACATTGGGCATATCAATTAACTAAAGAAGATTTTGAAAAATATAAAAAAAATAAATTATGAATCAATAAAAATATTAAAATCTTTTTGTTTAATTATAATTTTTTCATTTTTATTAAGATAATTAAATACATTAATTATTCCATTAATATTATCACCAAGTATACCAATACTTCTATTGCAAGAATTACAACAATACCCTCTAAAAGTGTTAGTTTCATGACAATGATCAAAAACAATTTTGTTATTTTTTGTACCTGGTTTATTACATATTTCACATTTAGTTCCAATTGGAGGTTTATAAAATATACCTTCCTCTTTCGCTAATTTCTTTGCTATTCTTTTCCCTCTCGATATTTTATTTGTACATTCTCTACATTCTGATCTTTTTAATCTATAACCATCTTTATCAAAACCATCATTAGAAGAAGTGTTATTATTAAATAAAGTTAAATTTTTTTTAGAGTTGCACTTAGAACAGACTTTAAAATTATTGAGAGACCATTTATATTCATATAAAGGAGATTTAAATTTAGCTTTATTAGCTTGTAATATATATCTTCTTTTTTCTTTTTCAGTAAATTTAACAATTGTTCTCGTAAATAAATAGTTTAAATATTTTTTAAATATATATTTATTATTATTAATTAATATTAAATCTTTTATTAAAAAATACATTTTATATATTATTACTAATACAGTTTTATATAAAATTTAAAAATAATTAAACAGCCATTTTACCTTTAATTGTTTCATAACTATAATATCCAATTAATTCAAAATCATTTATATTAATTTCATTAATATTTTTATTTTTAACATCTGGATTAATTTTTAACTTAGGTTTAGCTAAAGAATGTCTAGAAATTTGTTCTTTCATTTGTTCTAGATGATTTGAATATATGTGTGTATCTCCTGTTGATATTATTAGCTCTTTTGGTACCATATCACACATTTCTGCCAGCAAATATATTAATGCCGTATATGATAGTATATTAAAAGGTTCACCTAAAAACCAATCAGCTGAACGTTGATACATATGACCTGATAGATGTTTTTTATTATCAATTTCTTCAACAAAGAATTGAATACTTACATGACAAGGTGGTAAACAAGTTTTATATAAGTCCTTAGGATTCCAAGCACTTAAAAATATTCTTCTTGAGTATGGATCATTTTTAAGTAGATTTATTATATATGATATCTGATCAATTCCTTCACCTTGATAATCAGTATTACAATTAATATATTTAGCACCAAAATGTCTCCATTGAAAACCATAACATGCTCCACAATCACCTTCATCTAAATGTCTTAATCCAATTTTGTCTAAATATTCTCTACTACTATTACCATCCCATATATGTACTTTTTTATCTTGTAAATTTTTATTATTTGTATCACCATTTAGAAACCATAATAATTCTTCTATACAAGTTTTAAATGGAACTCTTTTGGTAGTTAATATAGGAATACTTTCAGAAATATTATAACGCAACTGAGTACCAAATAAACTATATATCCCAGTGTTAGTTCTATCAAGTCTATAATTACCATTATTAAGAATATTATTAGCAATATTGAGATATTCTCTTTCAGCTGTATTAGTTTCACCTAATTGTTTTTCATAAACTAAATACCTGTAATTTACTTTTTCTTTTTCGTCATATATTTTATTAGAATAACTAATTAGTTTAAAATATCTTTCTCTTATTTTTGGAAAAAATGTATCACATTTATAATTCTTATTTATATATGTTAAATATATGTATTTCATTTGTAGATCAAAATAATTCATTGTATTCATCAAATCCAGGTATGTATTATATATCTTCTCTCCTCCTATTATAAATATCTCTTTCTTACTATAATTACTATTTTTTACTAATACTGATAATTTTACCAACTTATATGACTCATTATTATAATTATTATCAATAATATCTTTATTTCTATCGAAATTAAAGAAAATAAGATTAGAATGATTATGTGAATTGAGTAAAAGCTGAGAATTATTAGTAAGAACTAGATTAAGCCTGTTTTTAAGAGGTCTATTATTTTGAGGAATAGAGAAATAAGTTTTACTTCCCATTACAACAATATGTCCATCTGTAATATTTTTAAAATATTTTAATTCTTCTTTTATATTCCATGGTAATATTCCATTTTTTCCTATACCACCTTTATTATCTGTTGCAACAATAAAATTAACATAATTATAAATCATTATATATTTTTTATAATTAATATAAAAATAAATTTTTAAATTATTTATTTCAATAATTATTTATTTCAATTTTTTTAATATTATTTAATTCTTCTTTTTGCTTTTTTTGGTCTTTTTTTTCTTTTTCTTTTCATCTTTAGATTCATCTTTAGATTCATCCTTAGATTCTGTTTCAGAAGATTTATTTTTTTCTTCATTCCATAGTTCAGCAACTTTTGCCATTAATTCAACATTTTTCAGTTCTGGATTTTCTTGCTTAAGTAATGCCATTTTATCTTTTACGAATAAGTTGTACTTTGTTGGTTCACGTGTTTTTGTTGAAGACTTCTTCTTCTTTTGAAGAACATCATATAGAGTCTCCTTTGAAATCTCATCAACTAACCATTTTGATACTTCTTCCAATTTTTCTTTATCTAATTCAAGTTTTTCAACAAGTAAATCGTTATATCTTTCAATTAAACCTTTATTAGATTCTAAAATAAGTGCATTCGCACCATTTACAAATTTTTTAGCTACTCCTTGTGAATACATTTTTTATTTTATATTATATATATACTGAAAGTTAGTTTTAAATAGATTTTTATAAACTAAATATATTCTTTATAAATCTTCTAAATCTTCCCTCATTACTTTTTGGTTTTTGTATAGAAGCATCTTTTGAACTTACTGTACTTGGTGATGAGTTTCTTCCTGCATTCTCTGATCTTCTTGATTTTATTATACTTAATGCTTTATTCTTAGTTTCTATCAACTCTTTATCATTATTTCTAAATTTTTCAATATCATTTGCGAGATCTTCATAACCTTCTTCTTTTAATACATTATATACATTGTTAGTTTGTTCATTAAATTTATTTCTATACTTAGTAACATTATTATCAGAAATTCTTGATAATAATTCTAAATCTTCTTTTGTGAACTTTAAATTATTTTCTAAATTATTCATTATATCTACCATTTTTTTAAAAACTTCCCTGTATTTATTCATTATCTCTGACATTTCACCCATTATCTTTAATGACATCTTATAATTATTTAATAATTTCATATTTACATTATTCATCTCTCTATTATCTCTCTTCATCTCCTTTAATTTATCCAAACTATTACTAAAATCATTTATCATACTCCCTCTATTATTTTCATTATCAATTATTATTTTTTTATTTCTTTTAATATTTTTTTTGCTCATTTTAATATTTATAAATTATTATATATTTTTTATTTTTATTCTTTTGCTTCTAATTGATGAATTTTATTTAACATTCTTAAGTCTCTCATTTGTGCTGTATCTTTAAATTTATTACTATTTTGAAGATCTATTGCTGTTTTAAATTGTCCTAATGTTGGTCCTTCTTTATAGATTTTTTCTATATCACGTTGTGTTAAAGCATAATTATGATATTTTATATCTGCTAAATTTCCTCTTAAATTATAATGATTCTTTTGAGTTTTTGGTAATATATATAATGGACCATCATTTATTTTTAAAGAATCATTTTTTATAATCATTCCAGAATCAACTAAACTTCCATTCAAATACACTAAAACATTTACTCCTCTTTCAAAATTAGTTCTTTCATCTATATAATCTTTAAATACTATAGTAACTAAATACCAGTCTGAAGTATCAATCATTTTAAATACATCAGCTTTTAATGTGTAAACATTATTTTTATTTTTGGAAGTATTAAATTCTATTTGAAGTTTATTGCCATCAGAATCAAATTTAATAAGAGGTGATTTTATAATAATATTTCTACTATTTGTTACACTATCTGGCATAATACCTCTCATTAAAATAATTCTATCACCATATTCACTTGAAGGTTTCTTATTTAACCAAAATGAATAAGAATATTGTGCACCTCCATCCATGTTTACTGAATGAGGTACTCCTGTATATCTTGGAGATTTATTATTTACTGTATTAAATAATATCTCTGAATTACTCATTGGTAACATTCCTTTTATTAAATATTTACTTACTTTATTCTGTAAATTCCTTTTTATAAATACTGTTTTATCTTGACTTTCCTTTAATTCTGGAAAAAAATAGTTTATATATAATTTATTATGATAATTTATTCCAATTATTGATACTATTATACCAATAATTAATAATATAGGTGATGAAAAATTTTTAATAAAATTATTAGTAGTACTCACTGTATTATCCATTTATTAAATTATAATATAATTTATATTTTAATTTATATTTTAATTTAAAAAAAAACTATTAATCTTTCTTTACTTCATCTATTCTGTATAATGGATTTCTAATACCATATAATTGTAATCCTAATTTTTGTAAAACATTTGATGATTTTACTGGTCCTGACTCATATATCTTCTGAATATGTCTTGATGTTTTTAAACTATAATTAAAAAATTGTATTTTTGATATATATCCTTTTGCTGCTGGTATATCATCATTAAATGCACCTATTTTAACATCTCCTGTTGCAACTGATACTATATTTGAAGATGCATTTTGACATTCAGTTGATTCTTGGTTTAATATTCTTGTTGAATGTACTGCACCATCTACTATAATTGATAGTAAATTATTATTAACATTAATAATAACATTTATCCATCTATGAAGAGGTACATAATCAATTACAAATGTTGCAAATTTACAATTATCATCTCTAAAAGTTTTATTTTGTCCTGTTGTAAACGATTCATTCATTCTTATATTATCTAATTCAGCTTCACTCAATATACGATCACTCTTTCTTTCATTATATAATTTTTGTATTAATTTCTTTGTTGTAAATCTGTTATTACGATCTTTTGTTATATTCATTAAAGATATTAAATCACTATTATTAGCATTAATTAATTTATCATCTCCAACTGAAGTTATACCAATATAACTAATTATATTAACAAAATTATCTATATCATTATTTGCAAAAACAGTATTTATTAAATAATTTTCTAGGTCTGTAACAGCAGAATTATTTTCATTATAAGAGTCCATATCTAATATTGTATCTATTGCAGTTGTAATATCATTAGGTAAACTTGATGATGAAGATTGAGAAGGTGGTTGAGAAGGTGGTTGAGAAGGTGGTTGAGAAGGTGGTTGAGAAGGTGGTTGAGAAGGTGGCTGGAATGTATCATTAGTTGTCGATGTAGGATTATTTTCTATTAAATCACTAAAATTTGTAATTTTATTCATTCCATCTGCATCAGTTGTCTTTATTTTTATTAGCATTTTATTTGAGTTTTTGTCTAAAAATACTAATAAATTTGAATTTTGAATATTTTCACCATCATTATCACCTCTCATCATAATAAGATTATATTTATCACTTTCACTTGGTGAATCTAAGTGAACCCAGAATGAATATGCAAATTCTCTACCATTTTTTAATGATGGTAATTTATCTGAATTCTCTAATGATCTTAAGCTTGAAGCATCCATCTTTGTTGGATTTGGCGATAATGTATAATTTAATAATGATGGCTTATTATAAAGAATTAAAAGATAAACTAAAACAAATACAAAAATACCAAATAATATAATTAATAATAAATTATCTTTTCTAGGTGAATTTCTAAATGCATTTGTATTAGCTGCAGCATTATTAACAGTAGTTCTTGCAGTATTACTTATTTTAGTAAATGTATCTCTTAAAAAATTTCTAGAACTATTTTCCATATTTATATCTATTAAGTTTTTTTTTATTATTTATTTCTTTATAAATTTTTTCATTTTCTTTATTTTATTTATATCTATTATTTTGTTCTCTTTATTATATTTATTTATTACATCGTAGCTATCTTTATTTATTTTATATCTTAATATTATTCTCTCCATTTCCTCATTACTCTTTATATTATTTATCATATTCAATATTATCTGAACAAAATAATCAAAATTATTCTCAGTTAATAAATTATCATTTAATAATTTAGTTTTTTTCTTATTATAATTACATTTTATACTATATTTAGTTAGTATTTGTGTAAATATATTATTTTCATTATTTTCTTTTAAAGGATATTGATTTATTAAGCTATTAAATTTATATATTTTAGTTATATATAATAACTGTAATAAACTCCATTCATTATTTGAAAATACAAATTGTTCCATTATATCGCTTATACAAAACTCATCTATTATATTTTTATAAATACTTATTATTTCTCTTTTATCTTTTATTTTTCTTCTTGATTCTAGTTCTGTTATTAAATTTTCATGTAATAACATTGATATTAAACTGCTATCACTATGAACAATATTACCTATATCTTCAATATCATATTTTTTATTATATATGTTATTTACTATATCAAATAAACCAGAATCATTGAAATTTTGATTTAAAATTATATCTTTATTTATTTCGTCATTGTCTAAATAAATATCTAAATTTAATAACATAAATTTTATATTATTTCTACATAGATTTATATATTTCTTTAAATTCTCTAATTTTTTTTTTGTTAATTCAATATTTAACTTATTTATAATTTTTATAAAATATTGAAGAGTTAAATTAAAATTTGGTTTATTCATGTAAAATATATGACAACTCTTTTTGAAATCTCCTAATTTTCTCTCAAATATCTTATTTACTATACATATTATTGGTATTTTATTATCATTCCTCATCTTTAATAATGATGATAATATTGTCTTATCCAAATTTATTAATATTTCTAGATCATCTATTAATATTATTTTTTTCTTTTTACTAAAAAAACTATTTATTGTCTTATTATTTATCAAATTACTTATTGTATCCTTTATATTCTCAAAATCATTTATTTCACTACATTCATAATTCATTTCTTTAAATAGTAATTTTAATAAATTAGTTTTACCAATACCACTTTGACCTAAACATAATATTATTTTATTGTTATTTTCATGTTTATTAATAATATAATCTTTAAAATCATTTATAAATTTAAAATGACCTATAAAATTACTAGATTTAGAAGGAGTAAATTTATTAATGTAAATATTCATTGATTATAACATCTATAATAATTACATTATAAATCAAATTTTATTTTTTTACCTAATTTAAAATTTTTTATATTTTATAAAAAAATTTATAAAAAAAAAATTTTTAAAATTCTATAAATTTATATAAATTTAAATTTAACTAAAATTTTTTTATTTAATAATTTTTTTGATATATATTTTATATTATAATATTTTTTAAAAAGTACAGTTATTTCTATATTCTGTCCATTTACTTAATACCTCTGATTCCAAACCATTATCATTAGTAAAAAAATTTTTTACTTTCTCACATTTCTTTTCTCTTAATGAATATTTATTAAAACATCCTTCATCATAACCATTATCAGTTTTAGTACAATATTGTACATTTCCATCTAAATTAAAATCAATTTCACCTTCACATTTTTCAAAAATTATATTTTGTTTATTATCTCTTTCAATTGAATGTTTATAATCTACAGGACAAGTTTTAAAAGTGAATTTATCATCATTATTTGCTAATTTATTTTTATTTCTTTTTATAGTTTCATTTAAATTAATAATATACATTATCATACAAATTGCTAATGCTATTAATATAGGATTAAATAACATTTTTAAATTTAAATCTGATTTGTATGTTAAATTAATAGAGAAAATTATTATAAATACAGCTAATATTAAGAAACCTCCAACTAATTGTTTTAAAGTATAAGTTTGCATTATTTTAATTAATAAATATATTTTTAAAATTATAAATTTTAATTAAAATAGGGTCTCTCTATATAGTGTTTTACTACCTTTATTTGATACATTTTCTGATCTATCTAAAGGTACATGCATACTTGATGCATCTTTTACATAATTATTATATTGCTCTATTTCTGTCATTATTCTTCTTACTGCATAATCTAGTACTTTCTTATTAAGTTCTCTTGTTTGTTCTACTACATTATCATCTAAATTTTTACCATATAATAAATATATTCCTTTCATTATTATTTTTAATTCTGTATCTGATTGTCTTCCTATTATTGTATCTCCTTTTGTTATATTTGCTATCTTATTTCTTAATCCTAATTGTAAAGCATCTATATTTTGATCACTAAAAAATAATTTATTTAAACAATTCTTTGTAAAATTACCTTTAATTGCATCATCTTCAAAATTATTTAATTGTATGCTTTGAAAATTATTTTCAATTTGATAATTTAAATCCATTTTTATATTTATAAAATATTTTATTTAATTAAATATAAATGTCACAATTTATTTCTAAAAAAAATTTGCGCAAATTTATATCTTCTAATAATTTTAATATTACTGATTCTAATTTCAATATATTATTTAATAAACTAAACAATAAGGACTCTATTATATTTTCAAATTTAAACAGTATTACCCAAGAAGGTGGAAAAATCTCTTTACCTAGTGATTATTTTGGTACTAAAACATCTAGTTATAGTTCATTATTACCTAATTTTCCAACAGAAGTATCTACACCTAATGCAATAAGTGAATATACAAGGCCACCAATAATATCAAGTGAATTTCCTTTAATGAACGGTGGAGGTAATTGTCCTTGTTCTATTATGTCAGGTGGTTGTGGATCATGTAAAAAATCTAAAAAAAATAAACAAAATAAAAAATGTAATAAATGTAAAAATGGTTGCACTTGCTCTCAAAATGGTGGTTGCTTAATGTGTTCATCTTTATTTACTAAAACTTCTATTAAAAATATTTCAAAATCATTTAATATTAATAATCAAAATTTAGAAAATATTATGAATCATGAATTAAAAAATACTATGAATAATCTATTTAGTTATGTTAAAAATAGAAATAATTTAATAGGGATAACCCATATTAATAAACTTAAATCTCTATAATTTCTTAAATTTTAAAAATTGAATTTATTTAAAATCTTATTTTTATATTCATATAATAAGTTATTACAGATTATATTTATCTAATGTCTAGGTCCAAAGTATCTAATAAATATGTTAAGTTAAACCCTATTGAACATGTTATTAAAAGATCCTCTATGTATATTGGATCTATTGAAGAAGATCAATATGAAACTTGGATTTATGATGAAAACACTGATAAATTTAAAAAGACTAATATTAAATATGTACCAGGTTTTTATAAGATATATGATGAACTAATTGTAAATAGTTTAGACCATATTAAAAGATTAAAAATGGATAAGAAAAAAAATAAAAATGAAGTTAAAACTATTAAAATTAATATTGATAGATCAGAAAATAAAATAGAAGTATATAATGATGGTGATGGTATAGATATTGAGATACATCCAGAATATAATATATATATACCAGAACTTATATTTGCAAATATGCTAACATCTACAAACTATGATGAAAATGAAGAAAAAATCATAGGAGGTATGAATGGTATAGGAGCGAAAGCATGTAATATATTTTCAAAGAAGTTTATAATTGAAACTGTTGATGCTACTAAAAATCTCAAATATACTCAAACATTTGAAAATAATATGAGTATTAAAAATAAACCTAAAATTTCTAAATATTCTAAGTATCCTTATACTAAAATTACTTTCTATCCTGATCTTACTAAATTTAAACTTAACAAAATTTCTAATGATATGTATGGTCTTATGAAAAAAAGAGTTTATGATATTTGTGGTATTACTGAAGAATCTATAAAAGTTTATTTTAATAATAGTAAAATTAATATTAATAATTTTCAAAAATATGCTAAATTATATTTAGATGATTATAATACTAAAGATATTATTTATGAAAAAATTAATGATAGATGTGAAGTTATAGCTACTTATAATAATAAAACAACTAATTTAGAACATGTGTCATTTGTAAATGGTATATGGACATTAAAAGGTGGTAAACATGTTGATAATATTGTTTTACAAATAACAAAAAATATTACAGAATTAATAACTAAGAAAAATAAAGATCTTAAAGTGAGACCTCAATATATTCGTGATAATCTTTTTGTGTTTATTAAAACTACTATTATTAATCCTAGTTTTGATAGTCAAACAAAAGATACATTAACAACTCCAGTATCAAAATTTGGAACGAAATGTGTATTATCGAAACAATTTTATAATAAACTTTATAATACGAAATTAGCAGAAGATGTAATAGAATTAAGTAATATGTATGTAAGTAAAACTTTAAAGAAGACAGATGGTAAGAAAAAGAACCAACTTAGAGGTATTGCAAAACTTGATGATGCTATATGGGCTGGTACAAATAAATCTTCTGAATGTACTCTTATTCTTACTGAAGGAGACTCTGCTAAATCTATGGCTATTGCTGGTCTTAGTGTTGTTGGTAGAGAAAAATATGGCGTTTTCCCTCTTAAAGGCAAATTACTTAATGTTCTTGATATTAGTAGTTCTAAAATTGCATCTAATGAAGAAATAACCAATCTTAAAAAAATTATTGGACTTGAAACTTCTAAACAATATAATGATGTTAAACCATTAAGATATGGTAAAATTATGATTATGACTGATCAAGATGTAGATGGAAGCCATATAAAGGGCTTATTATTTAATCTTTTTAATAGTTTGTGGCCATCATTAATAAAAATTGATGGATTTATGAATTCAATGTTAACACCTATTATTAAAGCAACCCGAAAAGATGTTGTAATTGAATTTTATAATCTAACTGATTATGAAAATTGGAAGAAAAATAATTCAGTTAATAAATGGACTATTAAATATTATAAAGGATTAGGTACTTCTACTGAAAAAGAAGCTAAAGAATATTTTAAAAATATTAAAGATGTTAAATATATTTATAATAACATTGATAATAAAGAATTATCAAAAGAACATATTGATTTAGCTTTCAATAAAAAAAGAGCAGATGATAGAAAGCAATGGTTATATAATTATGATAAGAATGATATATTAGATTATAATAATAAAGAAGTGAATTATGAGGATTTTATAAATAAAGATTTGATACATTTTTCAGTATATGATACAGGAAGATCATTGCCATCATTTTGTGATGGTTTGAAGATATCAACAAGAAAAATACTTTATAGTAGTTTTAAAAGAAATTTGGTTAAAGAAATAAGGGTTGCTCAATTAGCAGGATATGTATCAGAAATAGCAAATTATCATCATGGAGAAAAGAGTTTGCAAGATGCTATAGTAGGTATGGCTCAAAATTTCATAGGATCAAATAATATTAATTTATTGATGCCTAATGGTCAATTTGGCACTCGTCTTCAAGGTGGTAAGGATTCTGCTTCACCCCGTTATATTCATACTCAACTTAATCCTATCACATTTAAAATTTTTAATAAAGATGATTTACCTATTCTTAATTATATTAATGATGATGGTGATAATATTGAACCTGAATTTTATTTACCAGTTATCCCTATGATTCTCATTAATGGTGTTATTGGTATTGGTACTGGATTTAGTTGCAATGTCCCTTGTTATAATCCTAAGGAAATTATTCAAATCTATAAAAAATTACTTAAATCTAATAATTATTCTAAAATACTTAAAGAAATTGATGAAATTAAACCATTCTATATTGGTCATAGTGGTTTAATTGAAAAAGATAATAATAAATATATAAGTAAAGGTAAATTTATTAGAAAAACATCAAATACTATTGAAATTACTGAATTACCAATAGGTACATGGACACAAGATTATAAAGAATTTTTAGAGTCATGTTTGGAAAAGCCTAAATTTAAACTAAAGGATTATGAAAGTTATTATACTGAAAACTCTATAAGTTTCATTTTACAATTTGAATCTGGTGCTGTTAATTCATATTTAGAATATGATAAAGGATCTGATAATATTACTAAATTTGAGAAAGATTTCAAATTAATTACATCAAAACAACTATCAACAACTAATATGCATATGTTTAATGAGGAAGGGACAATAGTTAAAATGAATAATGTAATGGATATTATTGAGAACTTCTATAAATTCAGATTGAAATGGTATCAAATTAGAAAAGATTATATTATTGATAAACTTAAAAATGAATTAATATTTTTGGATGCAAGAATAAAGTTTATATTAGATATAATTGAAGATAGATTAAAAATAAATAATAAAAAGAAAAGTAAAATAGAAGAATATTTGGAAAAAAATAATTATCCAAAAAAACAAGATAGTGATAAAAATAAGAAAAATTATGATTACTTAATTAGAATGCCTATATGGAATCTTACATATGAAAAGAAAGAAGAACTTTTAAAAGAACTTAAAGATAAAAAAGACATGCTTGAAAATATTACTAATACTAAAATTGAAGATATGTGGATGAATGATCTTAATGAATTTGAAAAAGAATTCGATAAATATTATATAAATAGAATTCAAGATCTACAAAATATTAATATGAAAAAAACCAAAAAAATCCAAAAATAAATTAATTAATATAATGTTTTATATCTTCATTAAATTGATATAAAACTCTTTGTATTTCAAAATTTATTGCATTATTATTATTATTATTATTATTATTATTATTATTATTATTATTATTATTATTATTATTATTATTATTATTATTATTATTATTATTATTATTAACCATTTTAAAATTTTCTATTATTTCATATAGTATTTTATTATTATGTTTTCTTATTAATTCAAAATATTTTTGCTTAAAAATTTCTTTATTATTTCTAACAAAATTATTATAATTATTTCTATAAATCTTATCTTGTATTTGATTATATAATATATTATTCATATTATTCATATTGAATGAAGTTTTATAATATGAAAAATTTAAAATTAAACTTTAAAATTTTTTTAAATTTCTAAAATCCTGTATATTGATAAATCTTGCATTTCTAATTAAATAATTAAATGATGTTTCTCTAATTAATTTAAGATCATAATCAATATATGATATATATTTATTTTTATTTTTATTATCAATTTTATAATGGATTCTATTTGCTATTACAATTTTATTTTTTGTTTTATTATGAATATTTGCTATATTATTAAATTCTATATTATAGATCTCAAATATACTACAACAATTATTTAAACATCTCAGTAATGACTCATAATTATTTGGAATTATTGATCTAATCTCATCTGATAATACTAAATACAATCCAGATTCTATTTTCTTTTCATTTTCTCTAAAATAATGATACTTGTATTGATTATAAATATAACTCTTAAATTTATCTTTTGATAATTCTCCTTTTAAATATAACTTTCTTTCATGTATATTAATCTTAAAATCATCATTATTATTTTGGATATTTCTCATAATGAAATCTTCATATTCAATTATAAATCTAATAATTGATGTAATTTTTTTTATTAGGTCTTTATTTGACTTAATAGATTGATCAATATTTTTAAACCAAAAATTACTAATTAGATAATTATAAACACCACCACATTGTATATCTGAAGGATTTCTTGAAATCGAAACTTTTTTACGTATATCTTTAAGGGCATCTGGTTGATGAATTAAGCCTCCTATTTGTTTCATACCAGTATTATATGAAAATACTATTTTACATTTTGGACACCACATTTGATCACAACCATCTGTTTTATAAATTTTTACTGAACAATCTGGACAATCTTTTGTAGTACTATTTATAAATTCAATACTGTCTTTATTATCTTTATTACAAACATGATTGTCTTCCTTAATATCTCTACAAAATTCACATGTTTGTTTATTGCATTTTGAGCAATTCCAATTTGAATCTAAATAACCACTACAATTTGAACAATTTAAAACTATTTTTCTTTTTTTTGAAGAGTTAAACTTTTTATCTATCTCATCATTTATATTATGAAGCTTCCTTTTTTGTTTTTTATATTCTATTTCGTAATCTAAAAATCTTCTATTATATTTTAATATTTCATTATATGATGATGTATTTTGAAGTAAGTATCTAATATTTACCATTTTTATAGTTAAAGAATCACATTTATCTGTAATTTCTTTTCTTAAAGATTCTTCAAAAATAATTTTTTGAGTATCGTGAAAGAATTGAAGTTCTTTATTATAATAAAGATCCATTTCTACTTCCTTCATACCATTATTTTTAAATTTACCTCTTGACATTATAAATGTTTTTGTTTGATTATTCTTTAAAAAATCAAGTTCATATGTTTTTTTACATATTGGACATTCTACTTTTCTTTCTAATAACATATAATTTTGATGACATGATCTACAGAAACTTTCATTACAATTAAAACATTTTATCTCTTTTCTTATATTTTTCGTATATTTATCTAAGCATATCTGACAGCTCATTATTAAAATTAAATTAATAACTATCTATTACATAATAAAAAATTACAATGCAATTAATTCAAATTTTATATATTAATAAATTTAAATATAATTT